TCCGAGGGGCCGCCCACAAATCCACCGCCACCACCTGAGGGAAGAAAGCCACCGCCAACATCGGTCACCGTGCCTGTATCGAGCGCTGCAAACTGCTGACCGCCAAACTGTGTGCCCAGCCCTGCCGTCAGCATATCCATCGTGTCAGGAGCAAAGGCGCCAAGGCCAGCAACCTGTGCACCGCGATCGGCGCGGTCTTGTTGATCGAAGACAGCAGTGTCGAAGCCGACGCCTGTGGGGCCAGCAACATCGAAGCCAACGGAAGGTCCAATATCGAAGCCGACGTTCGTAGGTCCGGTATCGAAGCCGACGCCCGAGGGAGCAGCGGTGTCAAAGCCGCCCGCGAACTGCTGGCCACCCCCTTGGTCCGGCTGCGGCAGCGGCGGGAATGTGGGACCAATCATGGGTGAGGACGCTGGCGCGGGCTGGTCCTGGGGATTTTCCTGCCCTTCAAAGCTGCCAAAGGGACCGGTGATCGAGAGGCCGAAGCCGTGAGCGATGTCGGCAATCTGGCCCATGTTGAGGCCGGGATCATTGAGCGCAGCCATAACCTCAGGCACCATGGACTGAGGTGCATTGATCGCGGCGTTGGACTTGGCGTTAGCTGCTTCGGTGGCGATCGATTGTCCAAGCTCGACTGCTGTTTCGGTCGGGCCGACGATAGAGCCATAGTTCATCGCGTTCCCGATCGCGGCAGGAGACACGGCGCTGTAGGTGCCGGGTGGAGCAAAGTCGAGCGAGGTTCCGACGATGCCGAGTTGGCCAGTTGCGCTATAGCCGGTGTAGCCGGTGAAGCCCCCAAGATCGACCGATTGGCCGGGGCCAAGACCAGCGAGACTGCCACCTGATTGGCCACGACCTCCTTGCCCCTGCTCGCTTGGCGGGCCGAAGCTCGTGGCGCCGAAGCCGATGTCAGACGGCATGCCACCGAAGCCAAAGCCACCGAAACCGCCCCAGCCGCCGCCCATATCCATGCCGCCGAGGCCGATGCCGCCAGCTGCAGCTGCAGCTGGGCCAGCCCAACCACCACCGAAGTCCTGGCCACCGGGTGCCCAGCCGCCGCCTGCGCCGCCAGTACCACCACCACCGCCAGCGCAGTCTGCGCCGCAGCCACCGCTGCAGCCCGAACACCCGCCGCCACCGGTCGAGCATCCGCCGCAGGCGCCGCCGGGACAGCCGCCCTCGCAGGAACAGGCGCTGGGGCCGCAGCCGCCGCTTACGCCTGCGCTAGCGGTACCGGCACAGTTTGGGCCGCCTTGGCAGCTGGCGCCTTCGGGGCCGCCGCAAGGTCCGCCCCCGGGACCACCGCACGCTCCAGCCGTGCCGCAGCCGCCGCAAGAACCACAGGTGCCGCCACCCATGGCGCAGCCGCCTTCACAGGCATCACCACAGCCACTGCAGCTGCAGCCACCGCAGGCATCACAGCCGCAACCACCGCAGCCATCACAGCCGCAGCCACCACCTCCGCCGTCGCAGCCACCGCCGCAGCCGCCGAGGTCAGGGCGGGGGCGCAGGCAGCTGCAGGTAATCTGCGTACAAGTACGAGGACGATAGTTGAGATAGACTACGTTCCGATGCTCGGCGCCACCGAAGGAGCCGCGAGGGCTGAGTACGGCGAAGTCTGTGCCATAGGGAACGGCATTACCCCACCTGTTGAAGCGCTTCGAGTTGAAATAGTGCAGGGATTTGATTTTAATCTGGTACTCACGCTGGCACATCGCCTCGTAGTTTGAGAGGCGCGGTCGCGGCTGCTGCGGCGCCGCTCTGCGCCACTGGAGCTTCCCGTCTTCGCTTCTCCGCAGGAAGCCGAAATGCACAGGCTCCTCTGGGGGGCGCTTACGCTTGATTGACCTTCTCCCCATGATTCGCGAAGTTTACCACCATGAAAAGACCGTGGCACCTTCATCATTCTGGTACTGGCGAGTGGGGGCCCCTGTACGACGATGCCGGTGTCGAGCTTGTCGGCGTCCAGGGCAAGGAAGGCGTGCGCGCGCATAAAGGCGACGGCACCCGCATCGGCTGCGACCTTATCCGCATGCAGCCGGGCTCCGCGTTCCCGATGCACACCCACGAGGGCGACCACATAATCTACGTCGTCTCTGGTTGGGGCTTCGTGCACATCGATGGGCGCGACATCGAGATCGCCGAGGGCGACGTCGTTCATATTCCTGCCGAGCATCCGCACGGTGTATGGGCGGCAGGCAACGAGCTTCTCTTTGCTGCCATTGGTCATCCGCATCATAAGGTGCACTCAACGAAGCGGATGACAATCGTGAAGCCGGGCGACGATACTGCTCGGGATAACTCTAACTAGGGAGCACGTATTCGGGCTCGCGCAGGAGCACCATGTCCTGCGTCTGTTACGTAATCGGAAAACGTCTAGCACGCGAGCCCCGGCGCGTTATCCGGGGCACCTCAGATGAAATCGTTTCGCTCCTCGTAGAACTCTTCCGGTCTGACCGCATCGTGGACCTTGAAGTGGTCGTCCATGAAGTTGAACTGTTGATGCTGCGCGAACAGATACTGTAGCGAGCCAATCTTGATCTTGTTGTTGAGGTAATCCATGTCCTTCGTGTACTCGTAGATCAACTCTTTCGCTGGCCATTTGTAGCTGCGCCAGCCGCCATCTCTGATCCGCATATCCAGATTGTTCATGCTCCAAAGCTGAAATGCCTCGGTGTTGAAGAACGGCGCGTAGAAATCCTTCACGTACTTCGGACTAAGCTTGCTCGCATTCCGTCTCGCCGTAAACGCGAGCACCCGTATATAGACCGCCTGCCATTTCAGAGAAAAGTTGATCCACCAGAACATGTCGTAGTTGCTCTTGATCGGGATCGGCGCGATCTCTTTGAGGCGCTCAAACAGGTCCACATAGAATGCTGCAATCTCTGCTGGCTCGCTTTCCCCGCGACCATCCAGCTTCTCCTCAAAAAAGCTGCAAAACAGCTTATGATCGTACTCGCCCATAATGGCCTCGGAACCGAAGCGGTTGATGGCCTCAGCCGTGATGTCCGAACCGAACAGCTGATCGTTGTGTTCGCCATTAACGAGTAACGCTTCGGTTCCGCAGATATATGGAAACAACATCGCCGACAGACACGGCAGCTTCCCGCGAATGTGCTCGCGGTAGAACAGCGGGTACTCGGTGATCGATCCCTCGGACAGCAGCACGACGAGCCGTTGTTTTTGTGCAGACGTGGCATTTTTCAGCAACGAAACCAGAACGCATGTCGAATCCACACCGCCTGACCAGAACGCATAGACCGGAACATCCATGGTATCGGCACGCTTGAGTAGCTCGCGCGCACGCTCGTTGCACACTTGTTCGTAGGTCTTCGTGAACACCCGCATCTTCGGCATCGGGAACAGACACTTCATGCGTACCGGAAAGGTGATCGTCCCAGTGCGATCGACCGGTACCACACGCTTATAGAGATAAGGGTACAGGCAAAACCTTTTCATCCCCGGCAGCTGCGTCAGCTCTCCAAATGCCTGGATGAAGTCCGACCTATAGTGGGTAAACATCATGGTGAACCTCAATGCTTTTGTGGAAGTCGCGCCGGAAGTCCATAATAAGAGAATCCAGTTGCTCCACGGTGTTGGCATCCCTAATCAGCCCACAATATTTCAGCCGAAACAATTCGCTCTTTAGGAGCAAAGCATCAGTAAAGCTTGCCTTGAGGAGTATCTCATCAGCCGCAGCCTTCATCGATAGCCCTGCGAAGTCGGCATACTGCACAACATAGGAGAACTCCAACTCCATCCCCTCGGGATACCCTCTATCCTTAAATCTTTGCGCCTGCATTTTCTTGGTGACGTAGATTACCTCCTGCATCGGCATCCCATCCCACACCGGATAGCGAGCCATCGTCAGCGTCCTGGTAACCTCGACCAACGCCTGCGCCTTTTTAGCTGCCAATGCGGCATACAACCGTAGCCGTTCCGTATTCAGCTCTGGCGGTGTTGCCTCGAAAACACGCTTGGGACCGTTCCAAGTCCACATCGGCCACGCTACCGGCGGCAGCTTGGCATGCGGAAAGTCCTCCAGATAGTTAGGGTAGTTCACGCAGTATTCGTGATCCCCCTCCGACATCACCTTAGCCAGGAACACGATGACCGGAATGCGCGTGCTCAGAAAGAGCAGCGCAGAGGTCGAGGCATCGAGGAGCGCGCTGTAGGGCTGGGCTATCGCCATTACACCCAACCGCCCCACCAAAAACGACGCAGCGGGATCGGGTAGTCGATGTAGCCGGGCGGCGCCTGCAGACGGCGCCGCTGGTTGGCGAGCAGTCTCTGGATGGTCTCAAGATAAGCCGGTGGGTATTGCGTCAGCTGGACGAGAGTGGCGTCGTCCTGGTGGCGCGGCAGCTCAGGATCAAAGTCATGCTCAACGATGCCACCCCCGGCAAAGTAGACGGGACCTCCCATCCAGTGGCCGGGATCAACTCCGGTAATCCTTCCCGCGTTGCGCGAGGCGTAGAAGACACGTTCGCCCTTCTCGGGCCCGTACTGCCGCTGCATGTTGGCCATGATCTTCTGGCCTTTTTCAGTCAGCGGCATCTTTCTCTGCCTTTCGCCGCGCCTGCTCCACCTTCAGCTGCGTCAGCAGGCGCGTCAGCGCGCGTCTGTTCTGGTACGAGGCGAAGTCCCGGTTGGCAAGATGTGCCCCCAGGCGCAACCCATCGATCCGTGCAATCTCCCGCTCGATCTCCGTGATCAGCTTGGGATCGGGGGCTGGGGTCTCGACCTTGACTGATTCGCCCATGACGTCCCGACGATAGGAGCTTGTAAGGTAGGCGTCCAGCTGCTCGCTCATGGCAGGCTCTTCGAGCGGATGAATTTGCCGTCAAAGGCGGTGTGCAGACGCTCAACCGCTTGCACCGTAAGGAGGATCATCGCGGCCCACTGCTCGGGTGGGTCCTGGTCATAGGTCAGTAGCTGCCGCCGCTGCTGCAATCCCTGCCCTTGTCCTCCATAGACATCACTCATGCCACTCTAGCTCCATTGAACGTAGCGTGGGTGATCGTAGCCGTGGGAGTGTCATCGACTGCTCCGTATATCTCGAAGTAATCAGTGCTCCCATTAGCTGCCACAATCGAACTAAGCGACATGATCGAGCCGATCTTCCCTCCTGCATAAGCAAACACCGAGTTCGCACTGTCAGTACCAACACCGAGACCGTTCTTTACGAGGTTGACCCCTGCCGCGTTCCCGGTGCTGCTGCCGCACGTTGCACTCAGGATATAATATCCGGGCACTTGCGGCGTGTATCGGTTCAAAGCCGCATTCCACCATCCATTCACATTAGCCTCTACAATGGAAAGACTTACGAGCGTAAACGTAGCACTAGTAACCACTTGATTGGCCCCAAGACGAACCTTGAATGCGCCTCTGGCAGCGGCGCGAGCCGCAGCAACGACCCAGTTGGTGCCATCGTAAAACGCCTCGACTGTGTAAGGCCCACCGCCGGTAATAACCTCGCCCCAAGCATTGACATTGCTATCGCTGATACAGGCGACCATCCCGGGCAGCGGATCGGGCGGCAGATCGGCAAACGTCACCGGGGCGAGCTGATAGCCAATCGCACCGTCGATGTGGTCTGCCAGCGCACCGATCGATTGCGCGAGCAGGCGCCAGTTCTCCGTGACATGACCGGTCATGGCCTGCGTCCCGCAGGTTTTACCCGATAAGTGCAGGCGCCGACGCGAGCAGAGAACCCCATGACCGGCTCCCAGTCGTAGCGTATCGCCACATAGCGCGCCCGGAGCCGTGGGCTAAAGAACTGCCTGATCGGTGTCATCGAGTATGGCCCGAAAGAATGCCTCGGACCCTGCGGATAGTTCGTCGCCTTGAGCGTGATCTTCACACCGCCGTTTACCCCGAACCATTTGAAGTCCGGGTGCACCTCGTCGATCATCATAATCTGGCTACCATCGCCGATCTCGGTGAAGCCGGTCTCTGCAAACACCTTCATCATTGGCTCGGTATCCGCATCGAAGCCGCGCTCATGCTGCTGCACTAGCTTGTTCTTATCGGCGCCAAGCGGCATCCCCCAGACGTTCTCGTCGATCCATGCTGTGCGCTCCAGCGCTCCGCTATCCCACGCACCGCCCTCGCTGGTGTTGAACTTGACGTAATGCGCGGCCTCGTTTTGCTCCTGCGTTTTACCGGTAACCTGGAAATCCAGCGGCTCTCCACCCTGCACGAGCTGAGCGCCCCACACGAGACAACCGTTGGGAGGCACGCCGAGATAGTTGATCTCTGTGCCGTTCGTCACGTTGAAGTGCACCGTCAGCTCGTTCTCCGTATCGGTGGTAAACGTCATGACGTATCGCAACCAGCCATTGCCGCCAGGACCAGTCGCCAGGACGTCCTGCTTCACCTCGGTCGTCACCAAGGTCGCATGCCCTGCGAACAGAGGACTGTTCACACCGCTAGCAACAAGAAATCCGCTGGCCACATTAAACGTCGCGTAGGCATAGCCGAAGGTGCTGCTGGCCCGAAGCGTCAGGTTGCGCGTTGAAGCAGCATGCGCGTAAATCGAAAGCGTGTAGGTAATCTTCGACTGAACTTTGGCAATCGTCTGCGAAATCTCATGCAAACCGTTGGTGGCAGTCTCCTGCAGATTGATGTTTCCACCGCTGCCATCCGGCGCCAGGATATAGGTCGTGACCTGCCCCTGCAGATCGCGATCCCACCAGCTGATCAGGACCACACCGCTATCGTCCGGCCAACCCTCTATCCGGTTCTGCGGCTCATACACATAGAGCGCCCGGAACAGCGCATAGATACTGACCGTGACGCCGGTCTGCGCCCACACGCTGATGTCCCAGAGCGCCGTCGACTGCAGCAGCAGATTGCCTTCCGGGCTGATCGACATCCTCAGCGACGGGAAGTAGAACGCGACCTCAGTTGCCGGTGAGTTGACCGCCGCGTGACACTTGTTGATGTTGACGGTGTCGACGTCGTTGAAGATGTAGTCCCACACCGTGCACGGTAACGGCGTGACAACCGAACCAGCGAACTGCCAGAAGCCTTTCAGCGCTTGCCAGACCGTCAGCTGTCCTAGGGTGCCGACTGCGTGTGGAGCGACCAAGCCGCAGCCCGAGCCGATGATAGTGAAGCCGTAGATCAACGGCGGCCCGACATAACTCATCATCCAACAGTCGATATCGGTAAACAGCAGCGTCGCCTGCGGCGCCTGGATTGCACCGACGATGCGTGAGCCGCGCGAGAGCCGGAAGCTCCCTGCTTGGTTTGAGACCGTGGCGTTGTAGACGTCGTAGGTACCGGCGTCGGACCAGCGCACCAGCAGCGGATCGATGACGCCAGAGCCCATGATCGGCTCGGTGCCGAACAAAATGACCTGCGCCTGCGGCATCGCAACGATGAAGCCCTTGCTGCGCTGCGGCGCCGTCGCTGGCGGTCCCGCGCCGACCGGCACGAGAAACGGACCATTGGTGATCGGCGGCTTGTAGACATGCAGGGGATTGTCAGATGCCAGGACCAGACCATCCTGGCCAAGATTGCCCAGAAACCAGACCTGCCGCTGCGGATTGCCCAAGGGCTGCGGCCTGGCCACGCCGATCACGTTGGCCAACGAGGTGACGAAGCTCGCGTCAGTACCATGCTCGCTGGAACAACCGTCGTAGACTTGCCGTGTCGCCGCGCCAGAGCCATCGCCAGTACCCAATGCCCCCATCGCGAACCTGAAATGATCGACGTCGACTACGCTCTCGACGGTCACCTCACTGCCAGCAGGTGCGGAGAAGTTGATTCCCTCCCACGTCCCCGGCGCGCCGTATCTGATCGTCGTAGTCTGAGCGAACCTTATTCTGCTTCCGACTACGAGCCCGTGCGCCTTCCATGTCACCGTCATCTTGTTGACGACGTCGTTGACGAACAGGCGCAGGCCAAATGTGTTCGTCTCGGTAACGCTCGCAGCAAGTGGCATGTCAAAGGTGAAGCCGCCCGCAAGGACAGCTTTGACCGGGAAGAACGTCCCAGCCGCAAGAATCCTGCCGCCGATCGAGATCGGCAGCTGCAGCAAGAACGTGTCATTGGGAATATCGGTATTGGTCGTGACCGTGACTGTCTTCGAGCCGGTGGTGACGGAGAACACCGCTCCGCCCGCAGGCCCGATCTCGACGATCTGGCCGCCATGAACCTCGACCTGCGTTCCGAGATCGTAGACTCCGTCCTCGACCCCGAGTTGGACGCCAACATCAGTCGCAGCCAGCAGGTTCCGGTGATTGTCGAGATCGAGCCACGCGTGCATCCGGCGGATGAGAGCGGCGAACGGCTCGGGGAATAGCCGCTGCCATCCCATCCACTTCTCTAAGAACCCATTGCGCCAGCGCACCAGATTGCCAGCGAACCAGGAGCCCTGTGCCTGGACCTGTGTTGCCTGGGATTGGAAGCCGGGTTGTGCTGCGGGCTTGGTCAGCGGCATTGATTACCCCCATCAAGCCGCTGGCGCAGCAGTCGCCTCTTGCTCGGTGGTGCCCGCCATGCGCGCCACCTCCAGCATGACGCCCTGTCGCAACGATGCGTACTGCGATTCCCAGCTCACCGCGCGCCCGGGGTCATCGCTCTGCGCGCCATAGTCGCGTTGATAGCCGGTGCCGAACACCATGCAGGCAGCGATGAACAGCTCGGGATACATCACACTCAGGAAGGTCTCCGGGTTCTCTGGAGCCAATGGATCGGGCCGGATATCACCCACCAGCTCGGCCGCGTATGCCTTGTCCGGCGTTGGCATCAATCGCACGATGTACGACACATCTGAACCGACCTCCTGAGTGCCGAGGACGGCGTACTTCTGCGGAATGCCAGGCTTGAACGACGCTTGTGGCCAGGCGAAATCCAGCATCTCTGCCGATATTCGCTCCAGCGGATTGCGCTTGCTGGTGTAGCTGATCGGCCCAAGTGGCGTCATCACATTGATCGCGCGCAGCACCCGCACATTGGATGGCAGATCAAACTCGCGGTTGAGCGCGACGAGCTGCGTCGGTTGGGTAATCTTTTTCGCGAGAAACCTCAGCTCGCGGTAAATCCGCCCATCCGCATAGAGAAACATTCCCGGAATGATGCGCGTGAAGTTGAAATCCTCGTCGTTGAGTTCAACGGAAAGCAAGGTCTTGAGCTGAGAGACGACCTCGTCATAGGTCACGGCTCTGTCCCCACTCCTCGAATGTGCGACCACAGGTTCCTAAGATTACCCCGGGTGGTGACGGTTGACGTCCGCACCCTGTAAGTGACACCCGGCAATAAGCCGCCGACACGCTGGATAGACATCGTTTTCAGGGTGCCATCCTTCGGTACGACCTCGATACATGGCCCTTGCAAATGCGACGTGGGATTAGGATCAACCCCAGCAACCGCTGCAATGTCCCACACCGACGACATCAGGACCTCGTCATGATCAAGATCAAACACGAGATCGAGACCGAGTACCTCGGATTCACCGTTCTCCTGAGGCGAAAAATCAATTCCCGCATACATGGGCGCACCTTATCTGATTCTATCGCCGCCGCCGTACCTCGTTCTTGATCCCTTGATCCGGCGCATCGAGACGGGTAACGGCTGTCGGGTGGAAGAACTTGCTCTCATTGACGAACAGGGCCGGGAGTATCTCGACCGTGAGCGGCGGCGGCGTGAAGATGATGCTCTCGTTGACGAGAAACGGCGCCTCCACGCGTACCAGCGTGATCACACTACCAGACGCATCGCTCGTAAGATCGCGGTCGAACCACGACGCAAGCGTCATCCCGCCGTCATCGGTCCAGCCGGTGAGCTTGTACTGCGGTTCATAGAGATAGAAGCTCATCACGCGATCCCGTAGAGCATCAGTACCGTTCCTTCACGACGATGATGCCGCTGCCGCCTGCACCGCCAGCAGAGCCGCCTGAACCTGCGGAACCTCCATTGCCGCCAGCGCCAATCGTGTAATAGTAAGGACCAACAGGATTTGGGATCGCGGCAAAGATCGTTGCGCCCGCACCGCCACCAGGACCGGGACTGGCCCCTCCTGCCATACCAGCGCCACCACCACCGCTACCACTATTGGCGGCTCCAGCGCCTCCCACCGCATTTGTAAATTTACCCAGTCCCGCACCGCCACGAGAAGAGCTTCCCCCGCTGCCGCCACATCCGCTTGCCGCTGATCCCTCGCTACTACCAGCGCTACCGACAGTGCTATCCGTCGGCGTCCCACTACCGGTAACGGTGCCACCTGCGCCGCCATCGCCAATAGTCCAGGTGCCCACTCCACCGCCGCCCGCAGCAAAAATCGGACTTGTGTTAGCAGGCGTAGTCGTATTCCAGTAGGTCGTGCCACCAGCTTGAGCAGCACCGCCCGTAGCCGTACCGCTCCCTATTCCCCCACCGCCACCACCAACCATAGTAATCTCGATCTGCCGACAACCTGCAGGCGGATTGTAAGTCGCGTTAGTGCCGCTGGTGAGACGCGTGTAAGTCGGCACCGCGCCGCCCGCAGGCACAGAAGCGGCGACGTATTCGGTGATGATGACGACGCCAGCACTGCCTGCGCCCCCAGCCCGGTTGGTCGCCTGCGCCATGGCGATGCCACCGCTGCCGCCGCCACCGTAGTTATTTCCGGTAGCTCCAGCAGCGCCACCAGCAGCGGAAGTCAAAACGGTGCTAGTATAACCACCGCCCCCAAATGATCCTGATCCACCAGCACCCGGAGCGAACCAGCCGCTGCTGGCCATAACGCCACCGGCTTGTCCAGGCGCACCTGCCGCCGTTACATCGCCAACAGCTCCGGTAATGTCCGCACCACGACCGCTCAATCCGACCTTGGTTGTTTGGTCCGCACCATTGCCGCCAAAACCGCCGTTAGCGACGCACAACGTACCAACACTGGTGGCGCCGCCATTACCGCCATTGCCCCCGGCGGCACCACCTGCTGTGCCAGGAGTGCCGATCGTTACTGTCTGTGAAGCGCCGACGGTTGCCGCTGTTACATAAGAGCGCGAGTAACCACCGGAGCCACCGCCACCACCGGAACTATAGAAGGTGGTGCTTCCTACGCAGCCGCCTCCTCCGCCGCCTGATCCTATGCACTCGATCACCGCCGAGATGAGATTTGGATTTGGGGTATACGTGCCAGACGCAGTGAACGTCTTGACGCTGACCGAGGTAGCGACCGTGCCACCAGAAGGTGCTGCCCATGTGGCATCGGCACGTAGGAAATTAGCCGTACCGCCGCCGCTCGGTGGCGCGAGTCCTTTCAGCGCGCTCGTGAACACGTCGAGATCGGCAGTAAGCTGCGTGCTGGTGACATCGATCGGCGTAGCTGTCGCGCCGGTATTGTTTCCCTTGTAGGTATGCGCAGGCATGCTAGCGAGACGCGCGTTGGCGAGCGTGCCGGTCCAACCAAGCGTCAACGCTTGGGCAGAAATCGATCCGGTAATGTTCGTGTCGTTGACAACAGATTGAACGACGTTCGCGTTGAGTCTCGCGGCCGAGAGCGTGCCGGTCCAAGCCACCGTGATTGACGTTGCCTGCAGCAACGCGGTTGCTGGCGTGCCGCCGAGCGTCAAGCTGATGTTGGTATCACTGGCGACCGTCAGCGCAGCTGGAGTAACGCCAGCACCACCGGGAGGCGCCGCCCAGCTGCCGTCCGCTCTGAGATAGTTCGCCGTGCCACCGCCCGAGGCTGGCGTCAGCCCCTTCAGCGTTGACGTGAACACATTGAGCGATGCCGTCAGTTGCGTCGGCGTCTGCTCTCCGATCGTGCCTGCATTGTCGTAAAGAAAGTTACCAGTCACACCGCCGCTGATCGGGGTGGTGTTGATGGTCACGAGGCTGGGGCCTGCAGGGCCTACAGGTCCGAGCGGACCTTGCGGGCCGGTGGCTCCCGTCGCTCCCGCAGCTCCCGTGGCTCCCGTGGGACCAGCAGGGCCCGTGGGACCATCGGCGCCAGCCGGACCTACCGGCCCGACGGGGCCCGGCACGGTGCTGGCAGCACCAACGGGGCCTTGTGGGCCTGCTGGGCCGGGCACGGTGCTGACTGGCCCGGTTGGACCGGTCAATCCTTGCGGGCCGACAGGACCTACCGGCCCTTGCGGACCCGCCGGACCAGTGGGCCCCACGGGACCAATGGGACCGGGCGGCCCACCTGGGTCACCCTGCGGCCCCGGTGGCCCGATTGGGCCGATGGCGCCGACCTGACCTTGTGGTCCTTGCGGGCCGGTAGGCCCTTGCGGGCCGGTGTCCCCTTGCGGGCCCATCGGCCCAGGCGGGCCTTGCGCACCGACCGGCAAGAAATCGACGTCAGCCGACACCGGCGTGTCTACAATGACAAGGTCGACCTCTGCCGTGATTGTCTGGACGACATCAGTCATCTGGCCCTCACGGCATGCTGTCGGTCACATCCGGCGTAACCGTGACCGGGCCAGCAAGCGGCGTTTTCACGTCGCCCGAGGCGTAAGTGAGCTGCAAGTCCCAAGCGCCTTTCGGCGGCAGCTTGTGGCTATCAGCGGGCGCGAGATAAAGATCGATGATGTTGGGGAGCGTGATGACGCACGTCATCTCGGTGATGCGCGTGCCCGCCGGTCGATCGCGTATTTCAGATTTAGCAATAACGCCGGTCAGATCATACGGCACTCCAGGCGCTGGCGGCACGGGAGGTGTCGTCCACAGTCTAACCTGTATGCGCTGGCTGTCTCCGCGATAGAAGTCCAACGGTAGCTGTGCGGGCTGCATTGCATCTCACTGCTTACTTCCACCGGGAGGAAAGATTTGACTCTCGTTCTTAAAGAACGACGGCTGGAGCATCTGCGTGTAAGGAAAGTCCACCGCTCGCTTCACGCCTGTCACAGGATCGTAATGCATGAGCGTCGCGTCTTTTGTGCGCGCGAAGAGATTATCGACGATCATTTCAGCTGACGCCCGATACGGCACTGCCATGCGAATGCCGTGAACAATCAGGTTCACCGCAAGGAGATACACATGATCCATTGGCATGTTCTCCAGCCGCCGGATCAGCGTGTTCCACACTTCTTGGATGTTGGGCGCCGCCTCAAGTGTCTCGATGATCGGGTCTTTCATAGCGCGAATATCCCCTGAGCATTCCAAGTCACGAGCAGATTGCCGCCGTTGGGTATCATCGGCAGACCGATTACGCCGGTGTCCTCGTAGAGGACGAGCCGCCACGTCGAGTTGGCGCCAGAGTTCTGCCGGAACATGACGAGCGCCCCAATGGTACTCCCGGTCACTCCAGTGAACACGAGCCCGGCTGCGGAGAAGACATTCGAGGTGAGCACCGGCGACGTGAGCGGCTTCGCCACATTCACGATACCAGTAAGATCGGTATAGTACTGATGCAGGTCCGAATAGTTGTAGCCGCTCGCGCCGATGTTGATCAGCACCAGACCACAGTTATCCGGGGGTAGCATGTCGAGCGACTTCAACGTCGGCAGCTCGGCCATCAGAGCACTTTTCCAGAGCGGATAGACAGCGTTCGCCACGGCCCTCTCCTAGGGTATCTTCGGCGGAAAATAATCCGGCCCGGTCTTGTCCGGCCCATGCTTCTCCGGGCGCGGTTGCCTGATCGGCACTGGATCGGCTGGAAGCGCGATAGGTCGCAGCGTCGGATTGGGGAAGTCCCAGCACTTCGGACACACAAGATGACCAGTGGGACGCAGCTGCCTGCCCATCCACTGCACCTCGCCACGCAGCTCGTCACGCAAATACTGAAAGCCGCACATGTCACAGATCGCGAATGCGCGAGGCTGCGTCGGATTAACTCTAGCGTGGCCTTTTGGCGCAAAGCCCATCACACAACCCTCGCAAACTCACCATGCATCGACGCAGCCGCCTCGCAGTATGCGGCATACGCCAGCTCTGGTGTGTCATAGGTGCCGAGATGGATTCGTTTCCTGTCCTTGGTAATGCCAGCAGCCCAGTTCCCACTCTTCTGTCGCCAAACACCCTTGAGACCAATCTGGTTGCGGACGCGCTGGTTGTGGACATTGTCGGACTCTGAGGCCAGCCGCAGGTTTGCCAACCGATTGTCTGTTCTGTCCAGATTGGCATGATCAATGTCCATAGGTGGCCACTCGCCATAAGCCCACAACCAGATAAGCCGATGGATGTAGTAGCCCTTTGGCTTCCCATCCACGATCAATCTCGTCGCCAGATAACCGCTCTTACAGCGTGTACCGACAACGCCATCCACTTTGCGGCTGCGCGCACGATCTCGCCAACGCAGCAATCCGCTGTCAGGATCATAATCAAAAAGAGCACGAACCTCGTCTTGCGTCATCTTCACCTCTAATAGACAGCATTTGTGTAGATCGACATGGCCGGGACGATGCGCAGTTGCGAGTTCTCCACATCTCGGTTCTTGGCCTTGGTAAAAGTGCTATCAGCGCGCAACGCCAGCTCCTCCATGCGAGCGGGCGCGTACAGCTCGGCAAGCTTGAAAGCGAGCCCCGCCACGTAGGCTTCAAGAAACCGGTAAGGCACTTCCGGTCCCATGCCATACGGCACGCTGGCGTCCTGCAGCTGCCGCGCGCGGAAGAACTTCAGCGTATAGGGCTCGGCATCGTCCGGTGGTTGCCAGAGCGTGATCGTGGGCTGGATTTGCGCGTTGTACCAATAGACCGTCGGCCGCCCTGGAAAATTTTTGTCGGGGTACGCCGCATAGCTGTCACGGTCGATCGAGGTGAGGATGCGATCTTTTGCCGGGTCGCCCGTGCTGATCCATGCCGCCATGATCATCACGGTCGTCGGATCGACGTCGTAAGTAGCGATGCCCGGACTAAGATTGATGACCTGCAGGTCGACCGTCCACAGGTTGACCTGCTCGTTCGACCACTCGACCTGGAGAAGATTTGCGGCCATCGCCGCATCGAAGAGGTGCTCGACGGTAATCGCACCACGACGTATCTGACAGCGCCCGTAAGCCGCGATGATCACATCAGCGAACGGCGGAGAAAAGTTAAAGGTGCCACTGGTCGGCGCCGTCACGAGGTCGGTCCCTGTTGGATTACGGTCATACGCGCCGAGCACGGCGCCGTGCCTGAGTTTTGGGTAATACGCAGCGCCGCGATCGGGAAGTTGAATGTGTTGCCAGCCTCGGCGTTGGCGGTCTTGGCCGTCAGTGGCCCAGCCGAGATCGAGTACGGCACGACGAAACCAGTGGGTGGATTGAGGTCGTAGCAGTATTCCACAGTGTAATTGATGGTTCCGCTCACCGCGACCGCAACACCGATCGGCGTCATTACCTGCGCAGCAGTGTTCATCGCCACCCACTCGGTGGATGCCACCGCCGAGCCACCAGCCGTCACCGTCGTCGCAACCGTGCCGGTGTGAGTGATACTCGTAACGGTCTTGAAATCTTGCGTCGTCACGATCGGCGTGGCGTTCGCGCCCGCGATGGTCTCGGTCAACGGACCACCGTTGCGTCCCGTGCCGGTCACCGTCCAAGCGATGCCGCTATCATTGCCACCAGAGTTAATACTTATCCGTCGAGGCGCATCGAGGATCGCCACGCCACCCGAGACAACGCTTCCATTGAGAAGAACCGCGCCCGCGCCAGGAGACTGGGACAGGCAGATGTTGTTTACCAATCCCTGTGCGATGTTGAGGCCGGTATTTTTGATCGGCATCCTTTAGCCCTCTAAAGGCGGAGAGGCCAGACCTCGCCGGTTACCAGGGGGAGGGCTAATCGCTGATCCAGCCTCTCCTAGCTACTTCCTTACATTGAGCGCGAAGTTCACCTTACGCATCATTGCCGTGTTGCCCGTGCGCTTGGCCTGCGCCTTCTTGGCCTCCAGTTTTCCAGTCGGAATAGTCGCTTCGCCCTTGACACCCATCGCTTTGCGCAGCGAGCCGACAGTGCCGCGACGCTCCATGCTCGCGCGCGCCTTGCCGATCCACTTCTCGCCAGTATCGCCACCGTCCTTGTAGTTTCGGGGCATTGCCTGATCTTGGCCCTTGAGGAACTTCTCCTCGGTGTAGGGCCTGCTGCTCTCTTCGGTCCTGCGCGCGATGTCCTCGCCGACGCGCGGACCACCAGCACGAGCAGCTCTCCTCAACCATTCGTCACTGACCTCGCCGCCGACCATGCCGCCCTTCTGAAACTTCTGCTTCACCACGCCGCCCTTCGGGGCATTCGGCACGTTGGGAGATTCCATCTCGCCGTCAGCTGCCGAGGCAACGCTGCCGCCGCGACGATAGGCCTTGCGGTCGGCCCGATGTCGCGCGAGGCCGCCTCCGACTTTGGCGTGGAACGGGAAGCGTTTTTTCTTCTTGCGAAGCTCGTCTTCGTCTTTCATCTGCGGACAAAGCCTCCGCGTCTGAAATGCGGCTCGCGATCGGCGCGTTTGCTCGCCGACCCACCGCTCACCTTGGAGTGAAAGGTATTGGTCGTGACTTTCTTGGGATTGGGCGGCCAGCGCGGCGGTGTCCCGCCTTTGCACGGGTCCGCCGCTTCACCGACGAAATCGTCACGCTCGTCGCGGGGACTGTTCCCGATCGGACCAGCAGGCGGACGCGCCATTACACCCTCCCCGCATATCCGGCCTCAAGACGTCGGGAACGAACCATATGTCGCGCGCCAGTCGAAGTACGAGAAGGCGTAACGCTCTCTTCCTTTGACCTTCAGATTGTCCGTATCGAAGTCCACGTACATATCCATCTCAAAAGGCACGCGGTCGTAGTAGATGAGCCCTCTTTTATCGGTCTTGAGGAACCACGCGAAGTTGCTCGTGAGAAACTCGTTCACAATGTAATCGCGCAGACCTCCGCCGACGTGCTGGATGGCGTTCACGTCGTTGTCGTTGGTGCCGGGACGAAGCTCAGTGCGCAGAAGCCTCACGATGACTTGCTCTAGGGCAGCGGGGACAAGCACCAGCTCGGCCCGCGCACTGATCTTGATGTTTCTCTCATCGACCCAGTTGTTGCGGATCACGGTCATCGCCGTGAGGAGAGAACTCTCGTTGAGGTCGATGTCAGCTGCCGGTCGATTGCCGACAGTACCAACGTCCACCGGATGCGCAGTGTCGAACAACGCCTTGCCGTCGCCGCCAATGGTTTGGTCGTACACCGTGCCGACGTTGAAGATATTCGCGGCGTAGATTTCCTTGGTGACCGCAAAGACGTCCTGCAACCCGAGGTTGGAAGGATTAAACTCTGCTTTATACTGGTTGTCCTCTACGGCTTTTCTTGTAATGATATAGCCAAGACTTAATTCCTTCATCTCCGCAGAGTATAGCCAGCGTTCACCAGCTCGATCATCGAAATATGTACTTGCCCCTTCGCCCTTTTCTCTTGCAAGTGGCAAGTACGCCATCTGCGTTCTACGTTCGAGCGCCATCTTCGATGAGCGCTTCTCAAACAATCTCGACCATTTGGTCTCGATCTTCTTGTATCTCCCCTCGACAGCCGCGAGCCCGGGGAACAGCTCGTTCTTGATTGATGCAAGATCAATAGCCATTGCCGTTCTCCGTTACAGGCCGACGCCAGTCTTCAGGAACATGTCGTTCCAGCCAACCTCGACGATGTTGTAGGCGGTGGTGGCGTCGTAGCCGTCCTCGATCCGGTAAGGGACGCCAGCTTGGGCATTGCCGAGCGCGGTAACGATCCACGGCAAGGTCGCAGTAACTGCGAGCCCGGTCAGCGACCATTTCGAAAAACCAGTGGTTGAGGCCAGCACGTTGGCTTCCGCGCGCGAGCCGACGTCGACTTGGGTGATCGGCCCGGCGAGTGCCGCGACCTCGAACACCACATTCGGGTCATCGACGATGAAGACCTGGATGGGATTGGAGCCCAGCGCGCCCGCCCCTGGCCAATAGTTCGACCAGATCGGATAGCCGAGCGCCGCTGAGAGATAGTGGCACCCGATATAGACGCCGCGCGCCAAGTGGCCGTCACCGGCCACGTACACCTTGACGGTGCCGTCGGCGAGCTGCGTGACCATATCGCCCCGATTGAGGGCACCGGCCGTGGGCTGCGCTTGAAGGGTTGAGAAGGCGCCCGAGTAAGGAACGCCACCGGTCTTGATAGGACGGAATCCGAAAGGTGCCTGTGTGTTCGCCATAAGCTGGCCTCCCCTCCCGTGAGGGTTGCCAGACTTTGGCGAGTGTCGCCGCCGTCCGAGCGGTGAACTGGTTAATCCGCGCCCAAGTGTTGGATGCGGCCCCTATTCGGGGATTTCAATCGCCTCGCGCGTGGTGCGATCGGCGTAGACAACTCGCGGAGAATGCCCTTCCGGGGTGTCCGCGACCTTGCGGCGATGCACCTGCATGGCGCGAGTCGCCATGAGCATTTCCTCATTTCTGGCCTGCACTGTCAAGCGCATGGGCCGCTCCATGAACACCATGTCCTTGATGACCACCGGACCTTGAGCACCGGGAGGAGCGAATCTTCCCGGAAAATGATGATGTTGCACCGCCCGCCAGCCCTGGTCGGCATAAGTGCGCTGCTCGGCGTAGTCCGGCTTGCCATAGGTCTCGTAACGCTTCCAGTTGAAGTCGATCTCCTTGGCGACCTGTTCTGGCGTTCCCGTCCCCCGAGTCGGCGCGTACTTGGCCATGATGTCGGAAACATCGAATGGATCGATGGCGGCGACGCCACTGTGGCGCCGTTCGCGATCGGGATCGACCTGCAGATCGCCGAGGATGTCCGAGTGCAGCGACGCACCCGCGAGCCCCGCCTGAAGCGGCTCGTGCAAGGGCTCACGCAGCGGATCGCGCGGAGAAGGAATCCTGTTCATTGCGCCCTCACGTAATCGGGGTGATTCGGCCCTCAGCGAGGAGCCGTACATAGTTCCTGGCCCATTCCTGCGGGGAGACGCCCTGCTCCTCCGCGAGGCGCCGCATCTTTGGCGTCATCGTGAAGGTGCCGTTACTGCCTGGGGCGCCTCCGCCGCCCGGACTACCGGCCCGCTCTACAGGTGCAGCCATGGTAGGAGCCCCGCGTGGGGCCGGTTGTCCTGGTTGCCTCTGGTCCTGTGGCATGATCGCTTTCTCGATGTGCTCGAAATAGCCGGGGGTATCAGCTTGATATCCTGCATCGAGCGCGGCTTCGTGCGCGTCGACCGCAACTTTCTTGAGCGTACCATCACTGCGCACAAGCTCCGGGTGCTTGCGCAGGAAACTCTTGGTCTGCTCGGTGCGCCCGTAGATGGCGCGCTCCAGCGGATCAGTCGGCAGCTGCGGTTGCTGCTGCCGCTGTGGCTGCGGCTGAGGTTGCTGCCGCTGCGGCTGCCGTTGCTGCTGTTGCTCGCGCTGCTGCACCAAGATCGCATGATCGCGCCGCAAGACACCGAGATCGCCGCCCAGACGACCAACCTCCAGATTTAGTGCCGCATGACGCTTGAAATCGCCATCTTGCATGGCCACCGCGCTCGCTTCGGACAGCGCGATCATCTTCTCCTCGGTCGCCTTGATCTGGTTCTCGGTGTAAAGCTCGAAGGTCGAGACACCACGCCGCTCGGCTTCTTGCGCGAACACAATCGCCTGATCACGCTCGGCAGCGATGCGCTGAGCCTCTGCTATGACCCGCGCGCGCTCGGCGCGCTCGGCTGCGATCTGCTTCTGAAGCTCAGCTAAGCCCTGCGCAGGAGCGGCGCCGGGACCAGGAACAGGCGGCGGTTTCGCGGCTGCAGCAGCGGACGGGATTGCAGAAACAGCTTTCTCTTTGTCTTCTTTGCCTTTGTCCTCATTCTCTTCCTCATCGAGGTTGACGACGAGGTTCTCGTCTTCGTCAGCCATGACACCCTCTCAGTAAATCAATCTCGGGTCCGGTATCGTCATCACGATTTGGGTGTCTTTCATCCGGCGACAGTGGACCCGCTCGATCGTGAACTGTCGGCCTTCCAGGATGTCGTACATAACCCAATCGCCGATCTCTACGTTTTGCCCCTCGAACTTGATGTAGTCGTTGTCTTTGAACGCCAGCGGCCCCTTGCCGATGACGAGCCCGATCTTGCCCTGCCATAGAGCCTCGTCATGGGTCTTGTCAGAAAGAATAATCTTCCTGTCGGTGCCAGCAACGTCCAAGCTTCCCGGAAGATAATAAGTGGCCGTGATCACCCAGTTGTGGAACACCGTCATCTTCGGCATCCACAAAGCGCAACGATCGAGCAGGAATCCACGTGGGTCTTCTTTGTAGTCTTTCTCCTCATCGTCGGTGCGCCAAGGCGGCATCGGCGCCTGGTGAAGAGTCCCGAGCGCCGGGGTTGAGGTGATTCTCGGAAGGTGTGGCGTGATCAGCGTCATACCGCGCGCCTCTGTGGCTCGTTCATCTTGCGCTGGATTTCCTGCATCGTCCTCAGGACTTCCTCGTAAGCGAAGATGATCCCCTTGATGCGGACAATCGTATCCCAGTCCGGCGCGCTGAGAACGCTCCGAAAGAGCCCCTGGTTTTGAGCGTCACCATTCAGCTGACGGTCAATCCACCTCTCCAGCTCCGCCA